TTACGGTTTTGTTGGGAAAATTACATTTATATCTGATGTGTCGATACGAGTTAACAGAATTCTATATTTTTTCCAATTCTTTAATTTTTCTTCATCACCATCTTCAGCCATATCTAAATCAATAGCGTCGAGTAGTATTGATATTTTCTCATTTGCTTCATTGAGTAATGCGTTTTTCAACGATTGATTATTTTTGATAATGCTTTCATTTTTAGTATCATTATCCAATACCCATTTTGTGCCATCCCACTTACAAAAATCGAATGGTTCTAACTCAGTAAAACCATCTCTAACCTCACCCAGATAATCAATCTTAACGGGTGCTTTTGTTTCAATGTTGTATACTGTTTTTTCTCGATGGTCCTCAACTAAAACCCACTCGCCGTTTTTTTCACATGGCCAATATCCGTCTTTGAATTTTGGTTCTACGCGCAACGCATTATCAGGCGGTAGCGTATTATCGTTAGCTTCGAGTTCATGAGTAAACGGTTTTAGCTCATTTGTGTTATCAAAATAATAATTAATCATATTAAACTCCAAGATAGATTGCGGGTGTCATACCGATATTTAAAGGTCTGTTGTCGTCACTAGTAACAGGTGCTACACGTGATGCGTCAAATGTTATAGTTCGTTCCGGAAAATCAGAATCAGTAGCATATGTGGCTGCATTCGAGTGTCTGTTATTTAATCCCGATCCAGCAGTATTCGGTTCACCAACATGAAAAACGCCAACTCCAACAGTTCCACGCCATTGCATGACATTATAAAGTTGTCCCCAGATATTACGAATTGCATCATTTTCAATACTACCAACTTGCCTGCTAGTTCCATTAACTGCACGCTCAAAAAAACCTCTACCGTCATCCGAAAACGCGGTTGGGACATTGATATATTGTTGACCGTTAATTACTTTGATTGTGATTTTGTAATCTTCTTTGTAGTTTGCAGATAAACTATTTAACGCTCGACCTTGGGGTGAATCGAGTAAATAGTTATCACCATTTCGGAAATACCAGCCATGCGGTAGTTCTGATGCTCTGAATGCCATTAGCTTTTGTTCACCAACAATGTATGGTTTTTCAGCTCCAGCAATCATCAAGTCCCAAAATTCATTACTGTTAGGATTGATATTTTTTACAGTTTTTTTTGCGATAAATGCAGAGCCGTCAAAACCAACAACGTCATCTTTTGTATATGTTGTTGAACTGTTGTATGTTCCACACCAGTTAAATCTGATGTTACCTAAGTTTATTGTCGCCATTTTTACCTCTCTTTTTTATATAACCATCAGTAAGTTTTTATTGTTAACAGTAAATTCACAGCCGCCAGGAGCAATCACCCATTCTAAAAAGTTCTCAATATTTAATATGTTGTTATCTATATTTCCTGCTGTTTCTAAAATCAATTTTGCACCATCTTTTTTAAAACCATAGAATTGTGTAGCTACACTTTGTGCTATTTGTTTAATGCTCTCAATTTTTGCTATAAACTCGTTTGAATTTTCAATGACTAGCCACGGCTTTCCGTTGTTCATTTCATCAGTCACATTAGTTTCAGGTAAAACGTGATGAGGTAAATTACCTGCCCATGCATAATATTTTTTTGTTTGTTCATCATAAACAATTTCATTTCTTGTATTTATAGAACATCCATCATTGAAGTTACCAATTGACTCATAGCCAATCTTAGCCTCGATTAGCTTGTTTACTTGTTTTTGTAGTTTTTCATCATTACAGTCGACATACTCTTTATTAACGGCATCGTTTTTGTTTTCTGGTTTTTTTAAATTTTCGATGCGATTACACTTAGCATCAAAATTGGAATTATCTTTAGATGCAGATAATGTAAACTCTAATGCACTATTAATTGTATCAATTTCTCTTTTTAAATATTGTGTTCTGTTTGCTAATTCGTGATGGGGCTTGTTTGCTATACCACGCACACCACCGCCGACGCGGTCTTTTCGCTGAATGAGATATACATTATTTTCCCATGTTGCTTCTTCAATTAAATGTTCCATTATGTTTCCTCTAATATGCAAATTGGTATCGTTCATCATAAGCAATTTCATCATCGTATAAGATGTCGTTGAAATCATTAAACTGTATTATTCTGCCGAATAGTCCAAAATCTGATTTGGGATTTTTTGATAAATCAGATAATAACTGTAATGTAGTTTCAACATTTGAAAATTCTGATTTATCATCAATCAAGCTGATAAATTCAATGGGATCTAATGACAAGCGATAAAGCTCGATGTTGATTGGTTTATCGTCTATTATGTTTTTTCCTTCATATCGAAGTGAAAAATCGTTAGGCTCATTATTTAAAATGCTAATACCGCTTAATCCTGAATAATCATATTCAACTAGAAGCCGTTGCGATTTTGGTTTTGTTATAAAGATAATTGAACCAGCTTTACAATCTACAATGTAATCAATATTTTCATTTAGATTTTCAATAAAAACGTCTCTTATATTTTGATGTTGTAAATAGATTGTCATGCCTGATTTTATATTTCTGAACTCTTCTTCAGTCCAACCCTGTTGATGTGATACAGACTTTCCTCGTAACAATAATTCAAGATTTTCTAGTGAACGATCAAACCAAGTTGCAGTAACGTTTCCCCCTGTGAAAGTAATAAACCTTTTGCCGTTAACTAATCGTCCACCAATACTGCGTTTACTATATTGTTCTTCAAATTCAAAATTGATTTTTAACGAAGATACATCACCAACCCATCGCCATTGATGATCATCTATTATAGGTGCTAAAAACACTTTTCCTTGACCGTAATAATATTCACTTTGATTAGACATTATTTGCTCTCCACAGTGATATGACCTTCAGGCAGTGTTGTTACAAATTTTTGTAATGATTCATAACCATCTCGAATGCTATATAAAGTTAAAATGTGTAAATCATCATAAATATAGTCTTCATGGGATGAATACGGTAATAATATGAATGTATCAGTGGTACTAAACTTCCACAGAATTTCTTTTGTATAATAGTCAGCAATTTCTATTTTATAGACAGTGCCATCTTCAGGGCCTATATTATCTGATAAACAATCAATTAACTGATCTGCTTGCAATACTCTGTCACGATGTGAAAATGTTAATACATAATTATCGGCTTCATCGATAGAATCGGGGTATAAGACTTCGTTTATTTTTATATTTCCCGGCAAATAAGGGCGTATTTGTCTATTCGACATTACAACGCTTTCTATTGGTGCTATTTCTTGATTTAACACTCCTATATTTGTTTGTGTTAATAGTCTTACTTGAACTTTTTCACCTGATAAATATTCAATATTATCTTGGTATATCGCGTTCATGTAGTAACGGATTTTAGAACCACATTTATGGGAACTTGGTAGTGAGTCAAGGCAACCTCGTCCCACTGTAATTATGTTATTTTCAATTGCATCAACACGCATGAACTCATCATTAATTAATATTCCTTCACCAATGCTTGGTTGACAATCAGAATTGATTTCAAATTTTGTTGTTAGTTTTCCGATATCGTTTATTAGTGTTGCTTTTGGAGTCCAATCTCCTTGACTTTGTGTAACAAAGTCAGTTCCCATTGCACGAGATTGTAAAATATAATTAATTGATGCTGAGGTTGGTGCTGATGCCATAACACCTATGTATCCTGACGATGGTTTTACATAATCTAGATCCGCTGCGCTCAATGTTGATACAAGAACCGCATAAGGTAATTCAATAAGTTGTACATCATTAACTGCCCGAATTGAATTATCTGGTGCTACCCATTCGCTTGTTTGTTGTGATGTACTGTAAGATGTTGATGACAAACTAAAAACATCCTGCACGCCAGTTATTAATAAAGCACCATCATTTTGTTCTTCTATTTTTCCGACGCGTAAAATCATATTTTCAATATCACGGTCAGGTAAAGATACACGGAAACACGATGCCGGCTCTAATATGCCGCCACGTCTATCAAATTTAATGATTAAACGTGTAATGCCCGCTGCATTCATTTCAAGATCTCGCTCAGCCACGCGAGCGGCCAGTTCTTGTGTTGGCACTGCTTTATATTCAACTGAATTACTAATTAAACCGACTTGTTGAATTGATGCTAGATTTTGAGCACGAACAGTTCCATCTTCATGTGTTACAGGATTACTATATGTAACAACTATTTCATTATATGTAGCATCATTACTCGCTGAATCATCATCTTGTACTGATAAAATACCGTTATCATAATTAAATAATGGTAATTTTTCTGGATCATAGTCGTTGCGAATCAGCTTTAATGTTAATTTCCCGGTTGATAAATCAGCATATTGAGCAGCTCCAATATGGTCTAAAATTTGCTGTATAAATGTTTGCAGTTGGTCTTGTCGGTTGTATCGAAAACATAAACCAAACTTTTCATTAAATAGTGTGTCTGCCACTTTTTTAAAACTTTCAATATCGATTTCATCCCAGTTTAAGCCACGTCCCCAATCTCGATTGGTTGCGCACTCGAATAATATGTGTGCAGGATTCATTGCATGAATATTACGAATATTATTAGTTACTGCTGCACGCAACTTAGCAAGCTTTTGTTTTATTTCCTCAATTTTCTTTTTTTCTTTCTCTTTTTTCTTCTCTTCTTCATTTTGTTTGGGGGCTTTATTATTACCTATACCATTGATATTAGGTTTTAATTCAATTTCATTTTCATTTTTATTTTTGTTTTCGTTCATTAAAAGGAGAATTAAATCTTCAACAGGTAATTTGCTTTTTATCTCATCTTCAACACCAATAATTTCTGATGCATCGTCACGCAACATGATTGTGCATTTTTCAGGATACCAAACATTTCCTTTATCCCAACCTTTCGCTGTACGACGAACTCGGTAAGACCAAGGTTTTGGTGATGCACTGTAACAACTGATTAATCCTGAATAAAATGTTGTGACCAAACCACGAAATCCCGGAATCAATCCTTTTAAAATACTTTTTAAACTATTTGATGGAGTTTGGTTTGGTTCACCCATCATTATTTCAAGGTTCCCCTGAATACCACCTTCACCACCAGTGTCCTCACCACCAAATAAATTGGGTTTATTTATATAAATAGAGCAATTCGTATTTGCTTCGCCTTCTTTTCCCAACCACACAATTTTCTTATCAGCTGTAATCGCAACAATAGAATCAATTGGACCACGACCTAACCCGCAAAATAAATCCCATGAATAACGATATCCTACGGTAACCTTTTTCTTTTTAGATCCCATTTGACTTCATCCCTGTTTTTGCAATATTGACAATATGTAGTGCTAACGCATCACCTGTTTTTAAAACTATTTCTGAATCAATATATCCATCACGAATAAACGCATTTAAATCCAAGTTATAGCGTTTAAAAAACTCACGTAATCCTCCGGCACAACCACCGCCCGCACGAATATGTTCCATTGTTATTTTCATAATAAATGCTCCAATTTACTTACGAATTGCACTATAACGATAGTTACCGTAACCCAGTACAAACCAATCCGCAGTCCAACAGTCACCGAAAAAAACACACTGAGGAGTGCCCTCATCAGGTATCGGCATATTCCAATCATCTTCGGTTGCAGCGGTTGGACGATTACTTTTTGGTTGTTTCGCAGTAACACGTGCAATCACATAACTGGCAACAATAACAGCAACAAATTTAGCAACAGCCCACCACATAAAATTCCTCCAAATTAAAACAGTTTGACGATTGTGAACGGTGAAATGCCCGGAATGTGTGGCTGTCCACCATAATTGAGATGGTTATTAAATTTTTCATTGCAGGTTTTGATTGTTTTGTCACATCCTGGATACAAGTTAATATGCATACCTTTATGTAAACCTTGAGTTCCCCCTAAAATACCTATCACATTATTAACATGCGCTTTTAATCCGCGTAGCTCTTTAATCCCATCAATGTAAAATTCCATATATCCACCAGAAAAATAACCTGATGCAATATTCGATATATTTACAGTAATATTTGCTCCATCAAGAGCAATGATTTCAATATTGGCCACTTTGTAATTATCTTGCCAAATTCGACAATTGTGGTCATAAAGGGCATAGGGGCATGAACGGCCATAAGTTAATCTTAAACCGCTTCGTTCAAACGAACTTGCGACACTTGCCGTAATTAACTTTGCTTTTTCAATTGATTCACGCTTAACTTCTTGAATTTTTCCAACCCAGATAACTCTAAATTCATTGTCATTTTCGTGTAACTGATACATTTTGATTACCACGGGTTTAGTCGGCGGTACTCCACGAAATAAACGAACTACATCAGATGTTGACGGCAATGTAATTTCTAGACTATTACCCGTGCCTATACTTAGTCCTGTATTACTGATTGCTTCACTTATCCACGTCACACCATTAAAATCAATATTTCGGTCAGCATTGGTATAGCGATAATATTTTTGTTCATTACGAATAAATTCATATAGCGTTAATGGTTTACCATTATTGGTTGAATACTCAAATTGATTCCAGCTCATCGCGTACTCCTCTAAAACTACAAGTTATATTGGCTAGTCCATCGGCATCAGTAACATGTTCCCAGCTGACAGAATCGGAATCTAATCTACACAGTGTTAAAAATGAGACTGACAAAATATCTTCAGCATTTGCATTGATTGATTCATTGAGCAATAAACGCTCAATCTCATCAGAAACGATAGCGATAAGTTCAATACGACGATATAGCTCATTGCCATTACATAACGTGATAACTAAATCTTTTCGACCAAACATTAATCCAATTTCATTAAATCCCGTGTTTTCAACTTCAAGAACTCGACCATCAACAGTTAGAACATTAAAATCGCTTGCTTGACTTGAAACCCAAATATTTTTTTGACAACCATTTAGATAATAAAACAATTGTCGTAATTGCATTTGCTCAACTCGTTCCGTTATAAACCATCTAAATTCCTGAACAAAAAAGGGCAATCTTGCAGTATCTAATCGACTTGGAATACTTGAGCCATTATCTAGTTCTAATAAAAATCGCTCATATCGACCTTTTAACGATTCTGACCAATCCGGATGCATATTTAACACAGGAAAATGGCGATAAATGGGTAAAAATGAAATATTGTTACTAAATGCGTTATGTTCAGTAATTCGAAAACGAATTTGCGCACTTAATAAATCATCATTATATCGAGTCAATTCTGGAACATCTGTTAATACAGCTAATCGAGTAGGATAAATACATGCACCGGCCAAAAAATTTGATTTAACTGGATTAACTAATGTGATTGAATCTGTGCTTATCGCTGCGACTTCAAGCAATGCTGTTTGATTAACATTGTTAATCTCACTTTTAATTAGTACTTTATTACCAACTACAAAATCACGACCTATTGTGCTGCACGGCAGAACTATAGCCCCACGATTGACATCATCATTCAAATAGGTAACATCAGTATAAATAGGCAGATACCACGAATTACCACCAACAAACGCCAATCGATTCTCAAATTTGGAACGCTCACTACCATTAATTAAAATAGAAAACTCAAATGTACGACGAGGTGATAACCGTCTAGCAATGCGTTGTTCTGCACCACTGTACGATTGTAAAATATCGGTTTTCCATTCCAGTATTTCTGTTATGCCATTAGTCCAATCGGGAGCAGCTTGCCATAAAAATTTTTTCATTATGACAACTCCTGTTTTAGCGTTTGGGAGTTTGCACGAATCCATGTCATCATGGCACGAGAACCAGCAACAGAACTAATACCTGATTTCATCATTTCACCGCTATCTAAAACCAAAGTTTGTTGAATAACCGGTGCCGATTGTGCTTGGTTAGTTGCTTTTGATGATGAGTTTTCATCATATAAATTGGGTGCTGTTGGTCTGCTAACATTAGAAACTAAACCGCCAGTTGCGTAACGATGCAATCGCCCAGTATTAATCGCATGTAAATAGTCAACACCATATTTTTTAACTGAGGCAGCTTTAACAACATATTCACCGTTAGATAGTTTTGCCGGAATCGAGTCAGACGTTGATGTTCCGGCTCCGGTTATATAACCACCTGTTGCAGCAGCTACTGCTGCCGCGCCTATAGCAGAACTGCCCGCATTTGCACCAGCACTAGCACTTGATGCTGAAATCATTGCTGCACTAATAATTTCACCTGCTGTTGTTCCGGCTGTAATCATTGATGCCGAAATCGTTTCTGCCCCAATACCTGCTGACATAGAAATAGAATCACCCATTAATCCAGCACCAGTTGCCGAACTGGTTGCAATTGCTGTTTCCATCAGTCCTGCTGAAGCAGCAGCATCAGTGGCAGCACCAAATAACGAACTACCTAAATTTGATAGTCCATTCATTGCCATATCTGCTAAACCTTTTGTCGCAACTTGCGCCATCGACGATAAAATACTTTGCGCTAGATTTTTTAGTGCATCTTTTAATTCAAATGTGCCTTTTGCCAAACTATCTAAACTACCTTGAATGCCACTTTGCAATCCGTTTTTAAATGCATTAGTAAGTGCATCTGTGGTTTTATTTAGTTCTGCAATTTGTAGTTGTAATGTTGCCAACGCTTTTTGGGCATTTTCGCCAGCTTGTCCTGGTAATTCAGTCATAGCTTGCAAAGTAGGTAAATATTTGGCAAGTTCTTGCGCTGTTTGCTTGTGCAAATCAATTAACTGGCTTTGCGCTTCAACTTGTGTAATTAACCCACTTGTTACTTGTGCTTGAATCCTTTGTTCTTTCGTTGATTGACGTGATTGTGCTTGCTGAATTTTTGTTGTGATTTCATTTAAATTTGCTTCAGCTTTTTTCAGGGGTAAAATTTGGTCGATTAAGTCGATACCTTCTCTGTTACCCGTTTTTTTAAATTGTGCTAATAAGTTGTTATACCATTGCTCAACTGTGTCATCACTAGCTTTTGTACCAAGTAATAGTTCATTTAATTGTTGCTGCAACGCTAGATTGGTTTTGTCATTTGTTAATGAAAAATCAGTTTTTTTGTTATGTTTTGCTGCATTTTTAGCGTCAACTTGTTTCGCTAGTGCAATGGCTCGGTCTTTTTCTGCTTGTGATGCATTTTTATACTGCCCTTCATTGATTTCATGCATCACACGTTGCAGTTCTGTTGTCAGTTTTAGTGATTTTTCAACCCCTTTATTGTATTCAAGAATACCTTTATCAGTAATATTTTTAACATCTTTATCATATTGACCACCAGCAAATGATTTTCCGTCACTTGAAGTAACGCCCTGTGCTTGCAAATCTTTACGGCCTTTTTCATTAGCCCACAGCGCTTCATATTTTTTACGTAATTCATCAACCGCCTTGGCTTGTTTTTCGGCATCAGTTGCATTTTGTTTATGAAGCTCGTCAAGTTCTTTTTGGGCTTTTGTAGCTTCTTTTTTTACTTTGTTTTCTTTATTTTCAATTTCGGCTTTTTCTTCGATTGCTTTTTTTTGTGCTAATAAATATTGCAACTCCTCTTCATCGAGAGATGTCCATGGGACAGCAAAACCATCTGGAGTTATTTTACTGTTATATTTTTTGTTTTCTTGTAACTTAGCAATTTTTTCATCAAGGGTTGCCATGCCCATATTAATTTTCAGATCTGTTTTTAAATTTTGACCAAAATTACTAACTTCTTTTGTAAATCGCTTCCAAGCTGCGCCTAGTCCAGTTAAATGATCTTGCATATCATTTACTCGCTGCTCCATTACTTCTGAAAATTTTGTTGTTGCAATCGCTATTGCTTCTTCAGTATTACCTTGTGCTTCTAATGCTGCAATGTGTTGGTATGTCGCTAAATCTAGCCAATTATATTGACGTGAGGTTTCCATAGCCCAATCAGCTACACTATTTTTCATCCCATCAAAAATTTTAATCGAATCTTCAGCACTCTGTCCTGTCAATGCCATCAAATGCGCTGATGCTGTAGCAATATTTTCAATTGAACGTACTGATAACGACCCTGTATTGGTTAAATCAACAATGATTTTATTAACATCTTTGTAATCGCCATTAATTTTACCAATTTTATTTGAGATCTCATTTAATCTACTACTGGTAGTTCCAGCATAATTACCCGTTGCGATTAGTGCTTTATTGAAACGATTTTGTTCATCATTTAATTGACTGATGACCTTAGTCACTCCATAGATAACACCAATAAACGCACCAACCGACAATGTAGCTGCACTAAATAATGGAGGTAATTTACCTGTCATATTTGCAATTGAAAATAATGAGTTACCAATGCCATTAAAATTACCAGTTGCAAGCTGCTTGGACATCATAAAAAATGTTCGGTGGGCGCTTTTAGTATTCAACTCTAATCTTTTTGTTCCATCATTTAGTGACTCAACAGTTGATAATGCAGCACGTTGATTACTGATTTTTGATAAATAATCATCAAACGTATCACTATCAATTACTCCCGCTTTTTTGGATTTTCTTAACTTGCTTTCTAATTCATCTAAACGACTTAGACCTTTTGTCGCTGGATCAATGCTAGCAAGTAATTTATCTAAACCTTGGCGCAGTTTTTCAACTTCTTTTTTATGTGCTTCAGCTGCTTTAGCGGCAATACTCTGTGCTTTAGCTTGCTGTTCGGCAGCAGCGGTAGCTTGCGCACTACGGTTCATTGCTTCAGTTTGTGCCATATAAACATCTCTCATGCTTTTGGCACTTTTTTTGTTAGCATCTTGAGCAACATTTGCTGACTCTTTCAGCTCAGCATTTAATTGACTGATATTATCTTTTGCTCTATTCACGTCAGCAGTGAACTTCATTGCAATATTCATATCGTTATTAGCCATTATTTATTGCTCTCCGCGTAACTGTTTTACAAACTTAGTAACTTGTTTACCACCATTAAAGCCAACACAAATATCTTCAATTCGGTTAGCTCGTTCTCGGTTTTGTAGCTTAATTAATTCATCGTAATACAGCAGTAACTGACGTTGCGTGTAATGCGGTAACTGCTGTGCATCATGTCCATTTTTAATTAGTAAAGTAAAAACCTCACTCCAGCTTACTGATTTGCCTGTTTTGTAGCGTTTTGCCGAATGATTTTGCGAGTTACCGCGTTCATAAAAAAACGAGAATTAACAACCCACCACCAGTCTAATAATTGCAAACCCTCTTCATATGACAACGCTTCAATAAACGAAATCGGTTTTTGAATAGAGGTACTGATTAATGAATAAACTAGCTCTAGGTTATTCATAATGATTGAGTCCGCTTGCTCAATCGTGATTTTGTTTGTGCCATTCATTTCATTCACAATTAATGCAACAAATTGGTCAATTTCGTTACCAATTGTTAGTGCATCTTTAAATGAATATTCACGTACTGTAATTGTTTCACCAGCTAGGGTAATTTCACGATTTGGCATCAATGTTGCTAAATCATTTGATTCTTCTTTTGTTGCTGTCACTTTTTCTGCCATTTTATTTGCCTACTATTAAATTTAGAGAATTGAGTAATTAGCGGTGAATATTCACCGCATAAGCAATAATTTATTTCGCTTTTTGAACGTATGATCCAAAATAACCAAGCGAACTATCCTTGTTTTGACTCATATCAGCTAAGACCGTGGCAGTAAGTGGTAATTCACCGTATCCCTCATTGTGTAGTAACGAGAAGTTAGAAATTGGGTTGAATTTAACGCGGAATAGCTCCACAATTACATGTTCATTTTCACGGTCAGTATTGATACCATCGAGCATAAACCAACGTTCTGGTGGTTGACGGGTAAAAATGCCCAAGCTTTCAGTCTTAGCGTATGAATAATCTACCGTTGCTGTTAATGCCTGTGTAGTTAGTAACTTGATTAATCCAGCATGAGCTGATTCGATTTCATAATCCGTACCTAATACTAATATGGTTCCATCAGCAATTTTTAACTCAACATCGGCAACAAATGGATGGGCTAATTTGATGCGGTCACCAATTACCAGACTTTCAGGTAATTTTTCATCAGTGACAATACCCGCATCAACAGTAATTTTTTCACCATAAAGCGCTAACGCAATGTTTTCGATTGACCAATCTTTTAACGTAAGATTTAACGTACCACTTTTACCCAGTGTTAATTCACCAACTTGTAGACGTTGTCCTGTATATGATTCATTTTGTGTTACCGTTTCAACACTTAGTTCCATTTCACAGGAATCAGCCGTACCCACATGCCGAAAGGCATTAGGTCGAACAGGTGAACTTGCGGTATTACGGGTGGCAAGATTTATGGTACCTTGCAAACTCATTAATAAATCTGACATATCTTTCTCCTAAAACTATTTATCGGCTACCAATAAAATGCTGGGTTTGAAATGAATCAATCCAAACAAGTACGCCGTTTTGAAAACCTAACGTTTGCCCACCAACCCATGTGACTGGACGAACTCCATCAATAAACTGAACTGTTTTACCAATCAACAAATCACGAACCGCACCTATAACGGGGTTTGCTAGCTGTTTAACATTTTGAATATTGGTTGCTTGACTTGAAATATCACGTGCAACAACCACAACACCAAAATTAACACTTACTGACTGCCGTGTTCCTGTTGGCTTATCGTTCGGTGTTTCTTTGCCAAGCAAAACGTAAGCAGCAGGTGTTGGCGCCGATGTTAAATCAGTCAGCTTGCTGTATTCAGCACTGGTACCAACAAACACTAAGGTTTTATCAGGCATTAAACCTTTTAATTTTTCAGCAACAACTGACACATCAAATGGTGCGCTACTCATCGTCCAAAATCCCGTAATGTGTTCATATCAAATACACGAACAGGTCCAGTCTGTTTTGGTACACCACCTGCGACAGGCAAAGCATCATCAATACCAAGCGAATATTTCCCTTCAGCTACCATTTTTAGAAAGCCCAGAACTTGTTTGTAATCACGCACGATAGGATCGCTTTTTTCATCAGAAACACGATTGCGATGCAATTTGTAACGAACAATAATGCGTGCCCAATCAGTTAACAAACGAGGTACCTTAACTAAGGGTAGCCTGTGTCCACGTTGCCGTAAAAAGCCGTTTATTTCAGCTTCAGTATCAGCTATTGATTCATTAATGCGTGCGATTGCTCGATTTGCATTAATAACATCATCAGGCAACCAACTTGAAACATCACCACCATTAATAATGACTTCCAACAAATTAGCATCTACGGGCATTTCACCATCTTGAGCAACCAATTGGGATAGCTCAACGAGTCCTGGACGTTCGGATAAATTTAGCAATGTAATGTATGGAATATTCATCATCTTTACCCAAACCAACGATAAATTACCGTTGGTTGTTGTTCACATTATTAACTGTTTGTTGGAATAACATTTTCAAACAAATAGCCCGCATCTTTAGCCACAACTAGCTCTTTGACCGATTCACCGACTCGAACACGTTGGCCACCACGTAAACCGATATCAGGATCAACAATCGAACCCGAAACACGATCTTTAAATTGGGCTGTAAAGCCAAACGTCACACCACCTTTAGTATTTGCTAATTTATTGCGAACGGTGAAACTAGCTTTATTGCCCCATGCACGTAATAGGGTTGGTGATTTACCTGGTTTTGCACTATTTAGGAATGCATCACCAATATAAATCGCTTCTAACTCTAATAAGTCAGCTAAAAAACCGAGCGGGACAAGACCGTTTTCACCGGCATTTCCATGATATGCAGCAACAATTTTGGGATGACGACGTAATATTGTTGCAACTCGACGACCTAGTGTGCCAATATTAGGTCGCACAATCATTGAATCAAAAGCGTCTGTAATTAAACCAATCGGATCACTTTTATCATCGTTCCACTGTTGCGCTGCTGTTAAAGTTTTGGTGTTGGTGTAGTTACTTGCATTAAATAGTACATTAGCGGCTCGAACTTCACGATCTAACAAAATTAAATCAGTCGTTGCTTCGACTGCATGACCGAGCGGGTTATGTCCTGTGATTGCAGTATCAATATCGTCTTGTGGTACGGGGCTATCTAGTCCATAATCAGTCACTGAACTTTCTTGTTCTTTGGCGCCAAATTCAACTTGATTCGGTTGTGACGTCCGCCCAACTTTAGTATCTGGGAGCGTAAATCGCTCTGAAAAATCGTACTCCAACCATTTAAAAGACGTGCTAGAAACAGGCACACGGGGCAAAACCTCATCGGCAATTAACTTATTATTACGGTAAGCGATAGCAATTGCAGTCAACTGCGGTTCAACGGGAAAAGGGCGCTGCATATAAAACTCCTTCTATTAAAAACTTGTTTATTAAAAGTCATAGACCATTCATTAAATAAAAATTAAGCTTGCTTACTTGGTACAATCCAAATAGCGCCTAACTCATCGGCATCACCCGCAACTTCGGCATAGCCAATAATAAAATCACCTGACATTGCTTTTTTAGCTCGACCATCCGCATTTGCTGTGATTGGATCACCAATCGCAATTGTTTCGCTATAAAAAACTTGTGCCAACCCACTGCGCACAACATCAAACACTTCACCGTCACCGCCACCAACAATTGTTGATACACCGATTAATAATGCGTTACCGTCAATCGCTGTTTTTGCTAGCCCATCTTCACTACCATGGCACACAATTAAACGGGGTTTGACTTCGCCTTCAGCGGTTTTTGCTACTGTTAATCCTGGAATATTCATATAAAAACCTTTTGGTTAAAATTAAAATGATGCTGATATTAATAATCAGCCTGTAATTAATGCTCTTACTTTTTAGCTTTGGTTACATGCGTAACAGCTTGGCTAATTGAAATTGTATTACCTTTGTCTGCCTGTTCTTTTTGATAGGCTTTGGCTGCATCAGCAATGACTTTTGGATCTTGTTTATCAACGTTATCTTCACTATCACTAGCAGCCGATTTTTCAGCAAAGTTCATAAAAGCAGGACGTTCTGAAAGTACTTTTTTGATTAAATCAACTGGGGAACTGTTGACCGTTGTATCACCTTCAGCAAATGAGATCGGTTCATTGCCTAGTGACATAAATACTTCAACGACTGTAGTTTTATGTGTTGGTAATAATTTGCCAGATTTAACTAATTCATCAGCAAAAGCGGCAAATTCTGCCCGTTTGTTAGTTTGTTCTTTTTCTAGCAATGCTTGTTCACGTTTGGCTAGTTCAGCATTTTTAGCGTCAATTGCAGCTTGTTGTTCGGCAAAGCTAGCGTCTAAATTAGATTGTGGCATTTTTTCTTTCTCCTTTTGTTTTTGGGCGGATATTGAACGCAATGATTCAAGGCGCCATTGAGGTAAAAACAAGTCAGCACTGGCAATGCCTTCTTTCTCAATCAAGAGGTCACGCAGGTTAGACAAAATTGAAATCAAATTCTCATCAAATTCTTCATCAGCCATCGAGAACTCTGCGGCACCTTGCTCGCCATCAGACTCCGCAAAACTGGCGTCAGGCAAACCTTTAATAGCAGGAGCTGCTGCACCTAAAAAACCAATATGCCGAGCATAGTAATGACCGGGTTTAGGATTGCCTGGTGAGTCGGGTAAATAGATTGATAAAGAACGTTTTTTATAACTGCCCGCATTATAGGCTTCAGCAAACTCGGGATTAATCTGATCTAACTTGGCATAAACCAAACCATCTTTTACTTCAAATGATTTTGCCCATGCATACGCAGGAGCAGTTAATTTGGGGTGACCAATTACAGCAGGTGCTTCTGACAAACTTGGATCGTAGCTTTCTGCTAAATCAATACAGTTCTCTAAAGTAAAAGTGATTTTTCGACCATCTACCGCAGTATGCGTACCAGGTTTAAAAACGGGAATAAGTGCCATAAAAAATGCTCCAATAAATTGATATAGAGCATCATGACTTATTTTGAGAAAAGGGTAATCTGAACGCGGGCAGATAATTTTTTAATGATTTGGAAAGAGGAACGGCAAAATAATAGAAGAAATACACACTAAAAACTTATTATAAAGCATTTACAACACGATTAAAGCGATTCGTAAATAAACTAATTAGCCTTTTTTAGTAAAGTGGTTTAAAACGCGTTATATTGCGTTTTAAGCAAAACCCAAGTGCTCACGCACAACATCGACCAATAGTAATTTATCTTGGGCGTTAATGCCAAGCCATGGTCTGGCTGGAATTACCACTTTCTTTACAGGACGTCCTCCCACATTTAATGCATTGCCCTTAACTGGTTTAATTGTACCGCCGAACTGATGGATAGCGCCATAGATTAAGTTCGTACCAAACAACAAAGTATTGCCTTCAATCTGCCAATGCAACGTACTTCTTAGATTACCATCTAGCGTTAAAATTTTATCTTTTTGTTTGGGTTTAGATTCTTGATACCACGGTGATAATGCTTGCCAAGGTATACCATCTGGTGATTCTTGGGCATTAAAGCGTGCTTCATGAATATCTAATAACACTTCACCCATGTGATCAAATAAACCAGACATATCATCTATGGCTGCTTCAATATAAAGCATGGCATCAAGCGCATCTTGTATATTAAACTCAATATTTACGCCAGTCATTTTTTCACCTATACTAGTTTTATCGTATGTACGGGCAGCTTCCGCCAAAGCCTCGAATCCCACGTACAGCGACCCAATCGTGGCGGTGATTGGGTTTTATTTTATGTTCGTTTAAACACTCGAACACCAACCCTCAGTTGCTCTAGATAGTCGGGGTTATCAGGCGCAAATGTCGTCACACCGAGCCAACCATCATCACCCACTTCAAATACCGCAAGCATGGGCTTAACTTCACCATCAATCATAAAACGCGAGATATAACGCCGACGAACTACCGATTTTTGTAGATGATCAAAGTATTCCATTCTTGTCCAAATTTCATCAGGCAGTTTTAACGAATCCGCCAGTAATAATAAAAATTGCTCACGACCACGTTTTGTAACTTTCAATTCACCAGTTTTGCTAACAGTGAAAAGCTGTTTACCGATTACTAATGCATCACCGGCTACATCTTTAAAAATAGCTGGCTTAGTTAACGTTGCGCCAAATTCATTTAAGAAAATATTGGCATAATCTTCTTCAGTTAAGCCCTTTTCTAACAGTCTATTTTTGCTTACTTCACGGATAGCTGGCCATTCATCAGTTGCTTTGCTTGATGGTAAACCTCGTTTTAAAGTTGGATCTGTATCTAATGGATTTGGTACAAAATTATCAAGCCTTGATTGCCCTGGTATATGTTCAAAACTAGGGTCAACTCCCTCAGGTACTCGAACTATTCTAGGATTACCACTATTTTCCCCAATTACTCTATCAACCCAATTTATTGTTGGTGCTTTGTCAGGTTGATTTTTTCCCATTCTTTTTAGATCACCTTTAGTACGCCCACGAACACGACATTGGCAACCATATCCATTTGGAGGGAAATGAGTATTCCACCATGGGTCATTAAAATTTAATACCAGATGATCCCAACTTTGATGAAGTTCACGAGGGTGTTCAACATAATCACTATGCAAATATTCCATGTATGGAAATTTAGCATCACGTAATTGTTGATAACGTCCAGCTTGATAAGATGAATTTAAATTCGTTTCATAGATGATACGAGTACGCCAGTTAAAGCCGCCGTTATAACTCCAACCATGTTTTTCGACAATTTCGGCAAAATCCTTTCTAAACTCTTCAAGGGTAGTACCTTGGCTAATAGCCTTATCAATTGCTGCACAAAAATCATTTAGTAATGCATTACGATTAGCGCCCGCCACAACAAAAGCATAATCATGCTCATTATTGTAGATATCTACATAGCTGTTTGTGGGCACATTTGCTTTACGCCGGAAAAACTCAATTTGCTCTTTAAATGGCAACGAGCCATATGCCACATTAACCATTTTTGCTATCCTCAAGTAGTTCTGTGCGACCCGCTAAATTAGCTGCTGTTAATGCGTCAGCCATGACCTTTGCATATTCATCTAATTGCATATCGGGAATTAGCTCAAATAACTTATCACGCAATTCTTCTAAGGATTGTACGCTATCAACCAGTTCTTTAATTTGATTAATCCATTTATCAGTAACGGGATGCATCTCGGTGTTTAATCTTTGTGACTGAAGTACTGGCGCAAAGGTATTCGGTTGCTGTTCGGCAAAATCAACGTTTTTTAAAGATTGCACATCAATCGGTTCTGCTAGTTGTGGTTTTTCTTCCCACTCGCCACCATAAGTATCTTGCACATATGCAAGGGTTGGGCGATAGCCGGTTGACTCAATAATGTTCTTATCACGTTCTGATAATGATTTCAGATCCTCAGGTTCATCAAAAATACGTGAAACTTGAGGAACTGCAGCACTGGGAAAATTCATCTGTGTAAACCATGTACCAGGCCCACGATTCCAGCTTTCACACATTACATCAGAATCTGATTTTGCAATTGATGTTAGTACCGCAGCTTGTAATGACTCATCACCACCGATTGAGCTAGATGCACCACCTGAGGAAGTAATTTGTCCAACGGTTACACGCCGAATAGCTTCGTTCATTGAGTCGTAAAAAGCTTTGTAATCGCCTGCGCCTGAGCGTGCTATTTGTAGCAATTCAAGCGTCATGCCATCTGGCATGATGATGCCTGAATCGGTCTGAATTGCACGAGTGAGTGACAGTAAGTCCCTTTTTTGTTCTTGTGTTGCACCTGTACTATATTTGCCCACTGCCGTTGGCATGCCGAATTTTTCCAGAAAAATTAGCCAGAACTTAATATCATTGCGTTTAAAAAAGCTTGGCCAGTAAAGCCAGTGAGCCAAGCCTAAGCCGTAGGGTTCATCATCATGATCGGCACCAGTTGCATAATGCCAAAAGTACGGTGCATCACAAGCAACACCTTCATGCATATTATTGGGCGTTAATAAGCGCAGTTCACCCATTGGAGTAAACCGAAAACGACGGCGATCACGAACTTTGATATCGTCAATCCAATATAGATTATCTTTGATGCCATAAATCAACTCCGCTACGGCATAACCATAAAAAACACCGTAATGCATTAACTTAGTCACTCGGTCAAATCCAACCGATTTCAGTAACTCACTCATAGCTTCAGCAGCTTCAATATCAATTGGTTTATCTCCACCTGGTTCAACTTTCCATTCACGTGAAATTACGGCATCTTGACGTTGGGTAAATGCTGACTTGACTTCATCATCATTCAATACTTCTTTATAAATATCTAAACGACCGCCACCCCGATTACGAAGAACACTGTCATCTGGCAGCGCTAGCGAACCAACAAACAATTTAGTAATATCATTATTTTCACCTGTGCCTGCCAGCTCTCGTCCTGTTTCAACATGTGGCTTTTTGCCTTTAAACCATAACATTAAATAAATCCTCCAAAATCGTTACCGCCCCGTACTGTGCCAAAGCCTGTATCAGTTGTTTCCAGTTCTGAGCTATCCGAATATTGATTCAATGAACGGTAAGAATCACGATATCCAAGTGACTGATATTCAATTTCATACCCATCTTGGCTAGCTGCATTAATTGCAAGAAAGGCAGCCCAAGTTCTATCAGCATGGCCGTTACTATCAGAATCAGCAACAAAACGCGGTTGCCCCGTTGCGCCAGTCACTTTTTTTAACTTATGCAAATCAGCACGAAGGGCATTATTGCCAGCGGGAATACGAAGTTTTCTATCTTGAAATGCTTGTTTACCTTGTGTTGCTAATGTTAATTTATTTGGAGCGGTAAATAGCACACCTTCAACGACCATTTCACCATAACGTCGTTTAGCATCCTCCACCGGTTTTTCACCCATACCTGTTTGGTCCATACAGATACGAATAACACGATAACGCCTAAAAACATCATCAAGCAGTAAATCTTGTTCAGCAAAAGAGAGTCGTTTACGCTCAATAATTTCACGAGTCCAAAGAACATCGCCCACTAGTTCAATGACCCAAATAACAAATAGGTCATTACGTGCAGCAATATCAACGCCAACAAAAGCAGGATTGCCTGTATAGTGTTCAGGCAATCCTGCTTTTTCATCTTCGACGCTAGTAATTAAATCAAAATCAAGCCAACTACTCGCTTCATCTAACCATTTAAGTTCAAACTCTTGTGCCCATAAATCATCATCACCGGCACCTTTGCGTAATTCCTCAATATTTCGAGGTAACCCATCATTAACGCATTGATAAATATCCGCTACATGGCGTGACCAACCATCATCTTTACCAGTCATCAGTTCATAGAACTTATTCCCTTTACCATTGGGGGTGCTAATGACTCGCAATTTTAATCCGGGCTTTGAAATAACAGGGAACAAGGCTTTCCAAATGGCACGGCTATCTTGATGAAAGGCAAATTCATCAAGTAACACACTAGCACTAAAACCACGAGCGGTGTCAGGATTGGCGGGTAAAGCAGTAATTTTACTACCACCAGGTAATTCAACTTCAAGCGCCCGAACATTGGTATCCCAATCATAATCGAGTTCTTTAAAGCCTGCGGACATTGCACGCAGATGAACTTTAACACCCTCATTCATGGCTTCACGGGCTTGACGTTCACCCCGTGATAAAATAACCCAACGCGCACGTTTTCCGTGTGCTTCAGCTCGCAAACAATCGAGAACAATTTGCAAAGTACTGGTAAAGGTTTTACCGCATTGCCGAGAGAACATAGCAATAGCAAAACGGCTAGTGTCGTTTACCCACTGTTTTTGATAGTCATAGAGTTTTAAGGCCGGTTCATTTTTTACTGTCATAAGTCATACGCCGCTTTAATTACTTTAGCTAACATTTCAGCTGGTACTTCGCCTGTTTTTTCTAGCTCATCCAGTTTTTCTTTTTGCTCACGCAATAACTTTTCACGTGCTGCTTTTTCGATTTCCTGCCGCTCTTTAAAGCTTAATTGACGGGCTTGCATGGCTTCTTTGGCTGCTTTCGCTAAAAAACTAATTTCTTTAATCGTGATATCTTCCGATTCATGGGCTTTAAATGCAGCACGCGTTGCCAGCGTTGTAACAGCCTGAGCAAGTAGTGCTCCTGATTTATCATCAACACTGTCACCAAGCTCATCAACCAAAATACGTGATGCTGTTTCAATTTCACGTAAGCTATTGGTCATTTCATTAAAACCTTTTTGATAGCGGTGAAGACTGGAACGACTTGGCGTATCAGTACTTGGAAACTTTTGTTGCAGTTCGGTAATCATTTCATCAAGTGTAAGCTGATCGGCTCGTAATAATTTTTCGATATATGCTCGAACTTCTGGCTCTAGCTTGTGAATTGTTGATTTACGTCCCATATTAAGCTCCTGCGCCTGGTCGTTTGACACCATGCACAATCACTTTTCCTGTTGCAACATCCGCACCAAAATCAGTTAAACGTGCAACAATAACACTACCGATTGTTTCGATTTTGATTAAATCTTGCTGCCCAAGCCAACTTAAATGGGTTTTAACTTGGTCTCGACTAATAGCGTGGCCATAGTGATCTAACGCACTATAGATAATGCTAGAATTACTACTGTAACTTGGCATTTCATATAAGATACGCAAAATAACCAAACGTTGATCTTCTTTTAAAAATTCAGCGTAGCTCATAATTCCTCACTTGTTCTTTAATAAAAATTGATTAATGTTATCTAATTGACGAGATAATCCTGAAAGCCGATCAGATAACTGATTTAAAGTAGCTTCATTGCTACTTAATTTTTCAATCAATTTGGTTACCTGATGCTGAGTTGGTAATGACTTAACCGTCTCTTCAACTTGTGTTACTCGAATACGTAAGTCTAGTAGCTCTTTTTGGCTAGCCGATTGACGACCAATTAACCATGAGTAAACGCCAACCACCGCCATTACAGCCCATTGCAGAAACTGCCAGTTAAAGGTAAGTTCATTAAAATTCATCGTTTATTCCTTTTTTCTTCTATCGAAGCACATTCAATACATAAATCAGTCACTAATGCTTTTCGACGTTCTTCAGCTATCGGCTCTTCACTGATTCGACAATACAAACTTGATACTCCCGTTTTTGCTTGATGTTTCGCCAGTGCACGGTTTAGTGTTTCCATTTCAGCTGTTGTTGCTAAATCAGCGTTATCCATTGTTTACCTCATTGATATATTTTAATAGTTCAATAAATCGACCTGAGCACTGCCCATATTGGTCATAAAGCTGTTTTAAGGCTTCAGCTAAACCATCAGCGGTATTATTTCGTCGTTTTACGGGTAATTCGCATGGTACCGTCAGTTGTGCTGGTAAAACCATGGGTTGTTGCTTGTGCGGCATTTGCACGGGCCGAGTCGATGAACTGCAAGACACTATCATCAAACACGCAATGAGTGCGATCATTAGCCGTTTTGTTAAGTGCATCTTGTAATGCTTGAGTTGATTGTTCATCATATAATTTCCTTTCTGCTATCTGCTGTGACAATGAATAACTTGCATCATTAGCAGTTTTAGTTAGTTGCTTTGTACTCTCAATAAATTGGCTTAAAGTATTCATTGCTTGTTGTGCTTCTAAAGCAATATATTCTTGTTTAGCCATTGATTTGCCATGACTAATACCTAATCGGTAAAGTGCACCAAAACCAACAATCAAAAATATTCCCAACAAAAAATAACTTTTATTGTTCACAAAAAAGCTTTTGATTAATTTGTATATATTTTTAATCATCACAAACTCCTAAACCCCAATTTTCATTTATATAAACAGGTTGCCAGCGGTAGATAATACGAATTGGATAATCACGGTTTTCTTTAAAATTAATGCTGTTACGTCCACCATTAATATTTTCAACAACGCCCCAGTAGTGAGTAGCATCTTGGTATTCTCGTTTTGCTCGCTGACGATCACGATTCACCCAACCAAGTCCGCCGTTATATGCCGAAAGGGTGAATCCCCATCTATCACAATCACTCGCCGTTGCATTAATACGCTGATATAACCAATAATCATATTGAACTAAGGCACGCAGTGCCCAAGATGGGTTATAAGGTTCGTTGCTACCCAATGATTTAGGATAAGCCCCTGCAATCCAATCCGCCGTTGCTGGCATAAACTGAGCCAAACCTTGAGCACCAACATGTGATTTTGCGTTTACTTTCCATCGAGATTCCTGATGAATTTGAGCTGCAAACAACGCAATTGGCGCATCAAGACCAAAAATTGCTCGTGCATTACGTGTCAGTTCCCGTTGATGTTGCTTAGCATCATTTGGTACAACTGCTATAGCAGGCGCTAAATGACAACTAAACAGCATAAATACAATAAGTAAGGTTAAGTAACGCATGGCTATAATCCAAGTGTTACGCCAAGAATCACAGCGGAAACAATCAACGCCCGCCGAATCAGAACAACCGCAAACAGGGTTCGATACTCATCAAGAACAGGGTATTCCGCACACATTTTTGAATCCATTGCCTCTGGTTGTTCATTGTTTTCTAAAGACTCAATATATTGCTTGGTATAAAAATCAGGACCAAACTCTTTCCAATCGTTATATAAATAACCGCCAGGAGATGCATAAGGAAAAAGAGCGCGATCAAGGTGATAACCCACAACAGCAGACAGTAAAACGAGAGACAGTTTGTAAGCAACGACAGGCAACTGTTGAGGTGAGATTAACGTAATAATTGCAAATAAAGTAATAGCGACTAAATACCATTTAAACAAACGAATCTGGGATAATTTTTTGATTGGATGAGCCATAAAAAACCTCATAATTAAATTAATGTATGAGGTTATTATGATCTTACTTACTTGAAATGTAATTTGAACGGGGGCAGATTATTCATTAACAATCTAAATGTAATTGATATTTTCAATTATAAATAACGGTATGATTGAGGTGCCACAATATTATTACCCAAATAGTTCAAAGGTTTAGGTTCCTCATATTGAGTCACTCTACCAACAGCGATAGCAAAGGCTTGTTGTTTTTGTTCAAAATATGCATCATAAAACCGCTTACTTATACCCGCATATTTTTTTGTTTTTTCCCACACTAAATCAGGATTATCCGATATCACGTAATCTATATCAAATTCTCCAACGACTTTTCCAACAGGCATTGTCGCATAAATCACTATAGTCTTAACCGATTTATTTTTAAAAATATTTTTTCTAAATTCAAATCGTTTTTCACCAGATAATATTTTTGTTACAAATTCTGGTTTAATTGATAATAAGACTTTCATTAATTTCACCTAGTTTTAATATTTTTTCAAATTGATTATCGCTTAGTTTTAAACAAGACCATCTTTCTTTTTCGTTTAAACCAACCTCATTGATTAGTATCGCTCTATTGGGGCGACGAGATAATGCGATATTATATGTAAACTTTATTACATAACAAGGAGAATAAGTTTTATAATAATTTTTAGAATATAATTGATTCAATTCATCTAATGTGAATACACTATATTTACTACAATAGTCAACAAACTTTTTATTGTTAGAAAAAGAAGAAATAGTCCTTACTTCTTCAATAACACAGATTGATGTCGTAACGGCAGAATAATGAGCGCTTTTACCTTCTTCTCTTGTTCTATAAATTACTACAATATCCCCTTTATTAAAATTACCAGTCATTGGGATATTAGAAATATAAACTTTATGAATACTATTTGTATGAGAAACATCATCAATTATTGAGCTTGATTCTGTTTTTAAAATTGAATCTGGGAAAAGTTGAGTATGGTATTTTGGGTATACAGCCAATAAATATTTATTTGTTTTAGTATTAATATATGGGTAATCTTTTTCCAAATCCCCCAAAAAAGTTCTTTTTTTTAGTAATACATTTTCTGTACCATTATCACTTTGTTTTGTACCATGTATACAAAAACCATATCGTTTAAAAAGATTAATTAAATAATCATGTTTATCAAAAACTGTAACGTATATCCCTGAAACATTATTTGCTACGGCGTTATCAAATATTTTTTTTATAAAACGTTCACCACGTAATGTTCCTGCCGGGTTGAATTTAAATGTACCAATCTTTAGATAACGTCCATTAGTTAATGGAGGAGTAATATCATCAACATTATTTTCTAACTTTAAATACATAAAACCATCGATAGATGAATAATTATAATTATATAAAACAAATGCAGTATCTTGTGTTTTTACTTTCTTATTCCACCAATCAACAAAGCCATGAGCATAATCGCGTTTTAACGAATCAAAAAAAGGATCTGAAAAATTAACTTCTGCGAATTTTTGTATCTTTAAGTTATCCATATCTATCCCTCATATTCAAAATTGACAATAGTTATAGGTGTTTATTATATTTAGCCATTAATGTTAATTATTCTATTACTGTCAAACTTACTCTTCCCCACAATCTTTCTTCTCTTCAACTTCTTTTAATTGCGCCAACCGCCTATTCGCACTTTTCAGCGCTTCACCTTTTTCAATAACATTACCAACCCCAAAATCACCTAAAAAGGATAGAACGGAACGACCATCAAATTTACTTTCTTTGTCAACATGTTCTATAAAACCTTGAACTTTTGCTTTTTCTAGTGCTATTTCACGGCAAGTCATGGTTTCTTTTTCATATTGAGTTAATTCACCTTGTCGCCCGTAATTTTTAGTAGCACATCCAGTTAAACCTAAAGCTAAACATAAAATTAGTAAACTTAATTTATTCATACTTAATCCTATTTATTTATAGATTCAATTTTGTAATAGCCAACATTTACGCCTTCAGTAATATCCTTATTTTTATATTGCATGTCTTTATCTGTAAAAAATGCAAATATTCGTTCGTGAAAACCAGTATAGGCTCCAAAGCTATTTTTAGAATTAACGTAGTATAAAATAATGTCTGCATTATCTCCGTTTATCTTTACCCTAACTGGTTTTTCGAATTTGTACTTAGCACTATCAAAATCTTTTAAATTAAGTTCTAAATAATTAATAATTTGCTTTTCATAATCACTATGAGAATCACAGCCAACTAGCCCAAAAACACTAAATACAATTGAAATCCAAAATAACCATAAATTTTTCATCTTTAATCCTTAAAAAATAATCGCACCCAAAATAAAACCCACGGCAAATATTGCTAACGTGGGTTTTATTTGAGTTCTGAATAAAGTTATTGTTTGGTTATATAAATTTTGATTATTTAATTTCTCTAAATTAGAAAGTTCTTCAACATAATTTAATACATTTTGTAGCTGCATTTTATTAAGCCGTTTTAAATCTGAAGTACAAAATTGCCGCTTACTGTAATGATTCATCTTATTTTTTAATTCATCTTTGTCGTTAATTTCACAAAGAATCAAATGGATAAGCATTTTGCAAGATGCTTTTTCTTTAGCTGCTTCAAATTCATCAGTTAAAAATTTATCGGCAATAGGAAATTGTGAAACAGTTATTTCATTAATACTACAAACACCAAGAGTAGCGTGTAGTTTAAGCCATAGTTCTGGTGCCGTTAACTCCCCGTAGTTTTCAATATCAGAAATTAAATTATTAAGGGATTTTCGTTGAGCGGGAACTAACGGGCGAGTATCTAACTCATCATCATTACTTGACGTAATATTATAAATATCTCTACCAGCTATTTGTTCTGCCGTATTATCCTGAAGTCTAACCGTCACTTTGTTTTCCGCCTCCTAGTTGTATAAATATTTCCACCAGCAATTTGACCTTCACCTCGAATTGTATTATTCGAAATATTAACCCCTGCCTGCTGAGCCGTTCCTGCCGTTAGTGCACCTAAGGCTGCCGCTTTAATTGCCAATGGCGCTGTTCTAAATTTGTCAATTAAATCTTGCTCATCAACAGATAAATTATTTGTTGTTCTAATACCAGTTACAACATATTGAACATCTAACCCAAAATTAGCTAATGTAGATAAATATAACGCATCAGGAAATCTCTCACCTTTTTCATAATTAAGTTGAGTTAATTTCTTTACATTAGCAATTTCTCCCATAGCAACTTGGCTAAGTCCCATACGTTCACGTTCTTCTTTTAGTCTTAATCCGATATTTTTTTGCATACTTTTTATCTTGACAGGTATAAATATTTATACCATAATTTAACACATAATTTATAAATCACTTATTAATAACTTATATCAAAGGAGCTAAAAATGTCTAAAGTTCTCACTCCCGAACAAGTTAAGCAACAATTTCAACAAAAAGGCAAAACTATCAAATCTTGGGCGATTGAAAATGGTTACCACCCCGTTGTTGTTTATAACGTTTTAAATGGTTTAAGCCGTGCTCATCGTGGTAAAACACACGATATAGCAGTAAAACTTGGCTTAAAACAAGCTTACTAATGCTGATTGTAACAGTTTTTCATATACAGAAAAAGGGCGAAAAACATGAACAAATCACAAATTTCGACATCTGGTACTCGAATACTTAAGGTACTAAAAGCGCTTAAAGGTTATACGTTAACGGGTTTATCTAATGGCGATATCGCAAAGATGATTAATGAATCACCTGTTAATGTTACCAGATCATTACAAACATTAATTGAGGAAGGCTTAGTAATTAAGCTTGATAACGGCTTGTTTGCTCATAGTGTGCAAATGTTGCAAATAGCACAGGCGCATGCAATTCACATCACTAAAATGCAAGACCAAATAACAGAAATCAATCAACGTATTACTGCTGGTTCAAGAGGATAACTAAAATGGCAAGAACAGCAAATCCAACAAAAGAAGCAATTGAACTACCTGCAATTGATGAGCAAGGGATTAATGATGCAATGAATACCATGACTACTATTCAAAGTGAATATAACGAAGAACGGGATTTAGTTAACCAGCTTTTAGGTCAGGCTCAAATGGCGGATGCTTTTGCTAAATTTTCCCTAACCGTTAGGACTTCTAAATTAAATTTTGTCAAAGAAAACAAACTATATCGTAATTTAAAAGGTAAAAAAAGTCCTAACGGTTATGACTTTTTAACAGGAACTTGGGAAGAATTTTGTAATTTATTAGGCATATCTGTACAGAAAGCTGATTTAGATATTCAAAATTTAAAAGAATTCGGAGAAGAAGCTCTTGAAAGTATGTCTCAAATGGGCATCGGCTACCGTGAGTTACGCCAATATCGTAAGTTACCCGAAGACCAAAAAACGGCATTAATTGACGTTGCTAAAGCTGGTGATAAAGAGGCATTAGTTGAATTGGCAGAAGAGTTTATTGCTAAAAATGCTAAGGAAAAAGAGCAGCTCAAAAAAGAAAATAGTAATTTGCAAGCTGATTATAAAGCATTAAGCAAACGTAATGCTGATGTAGCGAAAGAAAAGGAAGAATTAGCAATAAAATTGGCTCAATTTGAAATGAAAACCATACCACTTGATGAGCGTTTAGAGCCGTTTAAAAAACAGATAGCAGAAACGCAATCACGCATGGATAAGCTATTTGAAGAACAAAGGCAGTATGTAGACATTATGTATAAATTAATGCTCGAAATACTGGAGAATGACCCTGATTACGATCCCGAAAAACCATATTCATTGCCCGAATCAATGCAAATTGCATTATTAACATTGAATGGTTCAGCTGTATTAACTTTAGATCAAGCTCGTTATGTGCATCATGAACTTTGGAGCAAATTTGATAGCGATATTATGGAAGCTCAACAGCGACAAGAATCTTTAGTAAATGAGAATATCCAAGATTTATATAAATGATATTTCATATCAAGGGAATTTAAAATGGTATCACCTAATATTCGCAACTATTTAAATGAATTAGCAATTAAGTTAGATAAAACAGATTTTGGTTCAAGAAGCGCTATTATGAGTGAAGCACAAGCCTTTTTAGGTATTTCTAAACAAACTATTTACCGACAATTAAAAGAGTTTTGTGGTTGGTCAAGTGATCGGAAATGCAGAGCTGATAAAGGTGATACAAGTGTTTCTGATATTGCTTTAAATGCGGTCGGAGCAATATGTAAAGAGTCAGTGCGTGATAATGGTAAACAAACTATGTTTACAACAACAGCAACAAGTATTGCAAAACAAAATGGTTATGAAATTGGTGTAAGTACTAATCATTTTGCAAGATTATTACGAAACCGCAAAATGAATGTAAAAGCACAGCAAGTGGCCAATCCTGTTCAGTCATTACGTGCATTGCATCCCAATCATGTGCACGAAGTAGATCCCTCTCTATGCCTAATTTATTACATGAAAGATAAACAACATATTATGCGTGACCGTGATTTTTATAAAAACAAGCTAGAGAACTACGCAAAAGTTAAATACAAAGTTTGGCGTTACACATTGTATGACCGTGCATCTGGCATGATTATACCTTGGTATGTCGAAGCAGCAGGCGAAAACCAACACTCATTATTCCAATTTTTAATGTTTGCCTGGGGTAAGCAAGATGGGCGGTTATTTCACGGTGTACCACAACTTCTCTATTGGGATAAAGGTTCGGCTAATACATCATCAGCAATCAAGAACTTGCTAGACCATTTAGAAGTTAAATATCTAGAACACGAAGCAGGCAATGCAAGGGCTAAAGGTGGTGTTGAAAATGCCAATAATATCATCGAAACACAATTTGAAAGCCGTTTAAAGTTTCAACCTGTCAGCAGTATTGATGAGTTAAATCATGCAGCAATGAACTGGGCGGAGGCATATAACGCCAATCGTTTACCAGGACAAGATACACGTTTGCGTCGTATTGGATTATCAGAACCCGTATCACGTCAATCACTTTGGCAACATATTACGGCAGAGCAATTACGCACATTGCCATCAATAGAAGTTTGCCAAGCCCTTATGGCAAGTCGTGAGCAAGAGCGCCAAGTTAAAGCTGATTTAACCATTAGTTTCAAACATCCGCAAGCTGATAGTTCGCTTATTTATAGTTTAAAAGGCTTAGATGGTATTGCTGTTAAAGATAAAGTCAGTGTGCGTTCATTAGTTTACGGTGATTGTGCTATTCAAATTGAAGTACCTCGTTATGACGGTGAAGCACTGATTTATCGTGTTGAGCCAGACCGCAATTTTGATAAGTTTGGACAACGTTTAGATGCACCTGTGATTGGTGAGGAATATAAATCTAAAGGTAATACAGAAATTGAACAAGCAGCGAAAGCCATGGATCAAGTGGCATACCCAAACATGACCGAAGATGAAATCAAAAAAGCGAAGCAAAAACAAGTAGCACCGTTCGGTGGCAAACTCAATACACTCAGTTATCTAGATGATATAAATCATCCAGCTTATTTTGAACAAAAAGGCAATGAAATTGAAACACCAGAACATTTAAAGCCAGCTACCACAACATTAACGCTAACCGCAGCTTTAATGCGTATTACCAGTTCAATCGGTCGCAGATTAACAACTGATGAAAATAAGTGGCTATCCGCTCGTTATCAAGATGGTGTACCGGAAGATTCGTTAGATTCACTAATTCGTACATTTACAACACCTGTTGCAGTTGGTAACGGTACGACAGGGTTTAGGAGTGTTAAATAATGCTGAAATTAAAAAGCGTAATGACGCAATTCAATATCAAACAAGCGCAACTCGCCAAGCATATTGATTATAAAGGCAATTCAATCAGCCAAGCAGTAATTAGCCAGCTTGTTAATCACAATATTTGGCCACGCTCTATTAAGCATGAAGAACTAGAGCGGAAGATTGAAAAGGCATTAATAAAATTAGGTTTAAGCAATGATTATTTACTAAATATTTTTGAAGAAGAAACTGACACAGCCGAAATCTTGGCGGACGACGCTGTGCCAGTTGACTCAAATGAAAACTTAACAAAGGAGTCAGCCTATATGTTACTACGAAAACAAACTATAAATCGAGATGCACGGGCACATTTCCGCATTCCTAGGGATCCATTTACGGATGAAATGACCGAAGATGCCGACGTTTATCTATCTGATGATATTCGTTATGTACGTGCTGCAATGCGCCAAACAGCAAAACACGGCGGAATGCTAGCCGTAATTGGTGAGTCGGGTAGCGGTAAATCAACACTACGGCACGATTTAATTGATTGGATCAATATTAATCATGAACCAATAACGGTTATTGAGCCGTATGTATTAGGGTTGGAAGATAACGAAGTCAAAGGTAAATCACTAAAAAGCATGGATATTAGTGGCGCAATCATTAATGCGATTGATCCACAGACCAAACCAAAACGTAGTGCTGAAGCACGAGCAAGGCAAATGCATACTTTACTTAAAAATAGCGCATTATCAGGTCGTAAACATTTAATGATTATTGAAGAAGCGCATGGTTTATCAATTCATACGCTTAAGCATTTAAAACGCTTTTATGAGCTACAAGAAGGCTTTAAAAAACTGCTATCAATTATTTTAATTGGCCAAACAGAATTACAAACAAAACTATCAGAATACAATCCTGAAGTTCGTGAAGTGGTTCAGCGTTGTGAAGTTGTGAACTTAAAACCACTGGATTTTAAAGTTGAAGAATATATCAAGCATAAATTTTCACGTGTTGATATGGACTATACAACGTTATTTGATTCATCTGCATTTAATGAAATCATCAATCGGTTACGTGTTGCAACAACACGTCGAGGTGAAAAGCAAGTGCGTTCATTATGTTATCCATTAGCAGTAAATAACCTTGTTTCTAACGCATTAAATCTAGCTGCACGCATTGGTGCGCCAAAAGTTACAGGTGAAATAATTGTTGAGTGTATCAAAGACCGAGGAGATATCTGATGAAAAAGAACCAACTAATCAGTAATAGCATCAATGCGGTTAATAAGGCTGTAAATATATTATCTAATGAAGAATTAACTGTCATTGGTTTTTATCATGATTCACTTTCAAAACCGACTATTGAAATTGAGCATCACCCTAAGTGCAATAAATATATAGATGCTGGTCAGGCAACGTATTATCGACACGAAGGGTACCATCGATTTGGGCAGTTTGAATTAAATGGCTGTCGAATTATATGGAGAGAGTGCGATATTAGTCGCTTGCATTAATTTAATAGGAGCCATAAAAATGATAAAAGCAAAAAAACGTATTAAAGCAGCCGCATCTGTTTATGCAGTGCAATCCAAAGAGGAAGTAACATCATCAATTAGAAATTTAGGTGATATTCAACGTGAATTGATTCGCCTAGAAACAGAAATGAATGACAAAATAGCCGAAATAACGGCAAGCTATTCATCAACTATTGATTTACTAAAGCTTAAGTCTACACAACTACAGACAGGTATTCAAATTTGGTGTGAAGCAAATCGTGACGAACTGACTAATGGCGGTAAAGTTAAATCAGCTAATTTGATTACTGGTGAAGTCCAATGGCGTAATAGACCACCATCATGCACTATTCGTGGTTCAGAATCAGTTATTGAGGCATTGAAAGAACTGAAATTGAATCGTTTTATACGTACAAAAGAAGAAGTTAATAAAGAAGCTATTTTAAACGAACCAAATGTAGTAGCACATGTTCCTGGCATCACTATCAAAAAAGATGTAGAGGATTTTGCGATAGTACCTTTTGAACAGGAGGTTATTTAACTATGCAAAAACAAGATTTTTATATTTTGCATCAATTTATATTAAGCCAGACAGCTAATTTTATAGTTCACTGTAAAGAGTATGGTTTATCTGAATTTGAAGCTGATCGCATCATCGACGAGCTAGAGGAATTAGCAAATGGCTAAATTCTCTAGCCCAAAACGTTATATGCCCGACCATTATATTTCAATCAGTCATGAACATTCATTTATGCGTGAAGTAACTGGTCAGGGCTATGTTGATGGAAAGCTGTACGATGAACTTTATGCTGAATATATAAAATTAAAATCAGCTAAAACATTAAAACAGCGTTTTGTTAGTTTTTTTAAGGTATTTTTATGAAAAATAATAATGAAAAGTATATTGATAAAATCAAAAAACTTTTAGCTTTAGCAAAATCAACAAATCCCAACGAAGCTGCTATTGCAATGAATCAAGCCATCAAATTGATGGTAAAACATAATATTAGTAATAAAGATGTGGAATTATCTGAAATTGAGGAACATGTGTCAAAACATGCCCCTTCAAATGCAGAAAAACCACCAAGATATTTTTCAATATTAGTAAGTATCATTTCAAGCGCATTTGGTGTGCGAGCTTACTTTATTAGGGAAAACAATAAACGAAAGGTTTCATTTTATGGACTTAGGGAACGACCACAATTAGCAGCTTATACCTTTGACGTTTTAAGTGTTCAATTAGTTAAAGCTCGAAAAGAATTCTTATCGCAACAAAATGGTAATTGTAAAAAAATCACTAAAATCAACCGAGCTGATGCGTTCTGTGTTGGCTGGGTTAATGGTGTTTATCAATTAATTGAAGATTTTGCAATGACTGATGAGGAACTAAATCTATTAGCTGAATATAGAAAGACCAAAGATTTATCACCAGCTAAGGTTAGAGATGCTAAAAAGTGTAATGGTTCAGACTCTTCACAATTTATTGGTTACTTACAAGGTAAAACCGCTCAATTGAATCATGGTGTATCAAGTTCAGGTTATTCTCCATCATTAATAGAGGGTAAATAGATGAAATCTAAATACATCAGGCTGATTCATATTGCAAAATCTCAACTTAATCTGGATGACGATACCTATCGTCATCTATTACGGACTATAACTAAAAAAACTAGCACCAAGGATATGACAGTTTGGGAACTGGAAAAAACTCTAAATCACCTTAAATCAAAAGGTTTTAAAGTTAAATCATCAAAAAAAACAGGGAAGATAACTGCTACAGAACCAGTTCATAAAAAAATACGCTCATTATGGCTAGAACTAGCTGATGCGGGTGAAGTAAAAAACCGCTCAGAAAAAGCTATCAATTCTTATGTAAAACGTATTACTGGTGTTGAAGTAATGAATTGGCTTACTCAAAAACAAGCAATGGTTGTAATTGAAAGCCTAAAAAGTTGGCAAGCTCGCATATAAAGGAAGAAGCATGAAATTAACACGTTGCCCAATTTGTCATAACGAAATTAATTTAGAAGCATTAGTCGAAGATGATTCTGGCAGAGAACTACTTATATTAGTAAGTAATTTAAACTATGGCTGTGCTAAACCGATGATTGCCTATATTGGTTTATTTCGTACTCAAAAATCAAATTTAAGTAATTCTAGAGCAGTAAACTTAATTAATGAAGTTCTGAAATTATATCAACCAAGCAGGCATCTAGCTCACGCACTACGGGAAACAGTTAATAATATTCACGCTAAGCGTTTAACTAGTGAGTATAAACCGTTTAAAAATCATAACTACTTAAAATCTGTTTATGAATCAACTAAGCATTTATTTGCATACGTTGAACATAAAGAAGAAGACAAACCAGCTCGTAGCAGTAATGAAGAGTATTTTGAACAGATGTATAGAGCCGGTATCGATTTTAATAAATTAGAAAAAAATATACCCGGTGCACTAGATTGGTATAAGAACAAAACAGGAGCGTAAATTATGACTAAGTCTGCAATATCTATTAAACGTCACGAACTGCTAACGCATATATCATTATCTGTGGCTAATGAAGCCATGGATTATGGTCTACCTGAAGATATTGCAGCTCATCTTGGCGATAGTATTGCAAATACAATTTCAGAACTGTTCGGCGGTCAGAATATCACATTTCCACGCGACTACAGATTTAAACTAAACCAACGTGACTTGCAAATCTATGACGCATTTAAAGGCAATAACTACGCAGAACTAAGTCAAAAATATAAAATGACAGAACGAGGTATCAGAAAAGTAATCGACCGAGTTCATAAACGAATGATAAAAGAAAAACAACCAACACTGTTTGAATTTAATGACGCCTAATTAATTTTTAGAGCAAAATTTTTTAGGCAATTTTTTATTTCATATTTTGTAACACTTTTTCAAAAAACAATTTCATTATTTCCCTGTTTATTTTGTTATATCCCATTTATCTCATCATTCTATTATTATTTATCATGTTCTATTTCACTTAGTACAACTTGGATAGCTTCTTTACCTAGATTTTCTTGTAAACTTTCCATCGATAATAGATGAAAATAACTTAGCGAAACTAAATTATCAATTAGTAGATAACGATACTGCTTGCGTGCCTTTTCATTATCTAAAAGAGTGAGTATTTGCTTTTCCATTATGCTGACTCCGAACAAGTATCGCCTTTTGGCAAATTGGGGATTGGTACTTGGTAATTTGCAGGTCCTAATATACGAAAGCTAGCCGATTTAACCTGAACATCACCCGGGGCGAGCATTTTTATCCCGCCATTTTCAATTACAATAGCAACATCATCACATGCCAATACGAGTTTTTTCTTGGCTGATATAATCACTTCGCTGTCGGTGCTGGTAATTGTCATATTTTGTTTTGAACTTAATTGCATTTCATCATTTTGAGCCTGTATTTCGACATTACCTTGCGAAGCAAATAGCTTTATGCCCATTTTGTTGGCAAATAGGCTTATCATGTTACCCGCAGTGACCATAAAGCGTTTAAACGCACTAACATCAACCGTGTTTTGTGCTGTCTGGATAATGTTTTCACCTGCGGTGTGTTGAATTGAACTTGGGGTGACATCCGCCATGCCAGCTGGTGCGTAAGTAAGTATTCCCGGTTGTTTTAGTTCTTTTAAGCTTTGTTCAAATAGCTGTTTTTGGGTTTGTAAATCAGCCAGTTCAGCTTTGGCGGCCTCGGCAAGTTCATTGAGCCGTTTAACCATTTCGCAAGCTTGTGCAAGTTCTTTAACCGCATTATCCATTTGTAGTTGTATATTACTTGCCTGTGTCTGCTCTTCGCTAGTGATATACAGCCCTTTACCCGCTCTTATCGCCCCCAGTCATCGGTGCGTAGTTCAAAACCTTCACCGCGGGGTTGTTTTTTTTCGTTAACTAAGTGACCAATATTAAGTTGCGTTTTGCCGTATTCAGTAGCCAGTTTGATGTGCTCTTGTCCGCGTTTGTCATCCATGCACAGTTTGTTATTAGCCGGGGTGCGAATGATGTTGCGGTGTTTGTTGATGGTGGTGATAGGGTCAGGGTGGGCACTGTCGTGCATGGCATGGGCTATATACGGCCTATCGGGATTGCCGTTCATAAAGGCGATGACCACTTCGGTGCCGTCAATTAAGGGAAAGTGAAAGCCATAGGTGCTGCCTGCATACGGTTTGGCTAAACGTATCCAAAGGCTTTCTTCGCCATTTTTCCATGTTTTTAGGTCAAAGTTAAATTTAACGCGGTAGCGTCCTTGAGTGTCAATATAGCCATAGGTGTCATTGTCGGGACTGGTGACCCTTGCCGGCAAGGTGCCGCTGATTTGGGGCCAGCTGATAGGCGTCGGGCGGTAGAGCGTTAATGCCTGATAAGGAATCGCAGTAAATTCGAGCTCGTATGCATCGGTGCGGTTACCGTGTCCTTGTACACTTAAAATAATTACGCCGTCATTGATATTATTCAGTGGACTGCCGTTGAGGTTAATCCATTGACCCGGTGCTAGCGCGTAGTGGTTGCTTTTACCGTGAATAATAACTTGTTGGCTGATTTTTTGTTCGTGCCGTAGGCGTGCATACCATTCACCACTTTCGATGCTAATTTCACTAGAATTGTTATCACTAGTCTTAACTTGACCGTTATCATTGAGTCCTTTGTAGTGCTCTTCATAACGGTAATCAGTGCCATAGGTGGTGGTGCTTTTCGGTTGGGTATTGATGTCTTTGTGCAAATCCGTATTGGCGGTTCGATAGTTATAATCATTTACCTCAACTGATGAGGCCACCACGGCACTGTGTAAGCGAATATCCCAAACGCTGGATCGGCTACACTAATTCATACAACTTTTTTAAGGGGTAAGGTAAACTTATCACAACTAAAAAAGGAACAAATATGAATAAGATTAAACGCAAAAGACGAACATTCACAGATGATTTTAAACACCAAATGGTCAGTCTTTATCAACATGGTAAATCACGTAGTGAAATCGTTGCCGAATATGATTTGACACCATCAGCTTTGGACCGTTGGATAACGCAATCAAGCCAAAGTGGCTCATTTAAAACAAAAGATAATCGCAGTCCACAAGAACAAGAGCTAATCGCGTTGCGTAAAGAGCTTAAACAACTCCGCATGGAAAACGATATTTTAAAGCAAGCAGCACTGATAATAGGGCGAAAATCGCTATCCTAA